ATTTGATTCCTCTCTTAAAGAAGTTCATTTTCCTAGAAGTATTTATAAATTACTAAAGCTATTGAACTACTTATATTCCCACATATATGAAACATCACCATACTCATCAGTGAACCACCTGTCACCATCTGCATCTACAAAAGTAGTTTCTTCATCTAAACCAGTAGATATGAATCCAAATGGTGACATATCTTGTTCAATTTGATCTTTTTGCTCCTCATAAATTCTTTTTCTGACATCATTATCTGTCATTTCACGAAAATAATCTTGGACAACCAGCCAAGAAAATATAACTAAACACATTGCAAGGTCATCTGTACATCCATCTTCTGCTTCAAAAGATTGGTTTCTTTGGATAAATGTAGTCAATTCGCTAATAATATCATAGTCATTTACAATTAACTTATCGTCTTCTATTATGGCTTTTAAGTTTGAACATCCAACTTTTTTTACAGTTCTGGACATTTTTACGCCAAGTTGAGACTTTTTACCAGAAAATCCTTGTCCTACTAACTGACCTGCTCTTCCTCGCATAGAGCACATAAGAATATTGTCATATTCCAAATCAAAATGCAAAATACTAGAAACTTGTTCTCCAATATCATTTACTTCAACTAAAACAAATGACTTATTATAAGATTTTGCTACATCATTTATAATATTTGGAAAAAGCATAGGCTTTATTTCATTATTTTTATATTTTGCTACTACTCTATAAGGTATTGTTGTTATATCAAAAACAACAAAAGCAGAATAATCGTTGTTAGTTCCTCTAGATACATCAACAGTCATTAAATAACTATGGTCTTTTAATGGTTTTTCATATACATCTAATCCTTTGCTTCTTTCTAAAGGATCATCATAAACCATAGTTCTTAATTTTGCCGGTGTAATTAAGGTATCTACTGATCCCAAAAATTCACACTCAAACTCTTGAGTAAATTGCCTCTCTGAAGTATTTGCTATAGTTTGTCTTTTCCACTCGGCATCACGTCCTGGAACTGCCGACCAATGAACTTCCAGAGGAATATAACCATTCTTTCCCCTCTCGGCATCGTGCCAGAGTTTGTAGAACATATTCATCCCGTTTGGAGTTGAGATGATAATAACTTTTGTGGATTTACCAGATGAAATGGTAGGATATACAGAACTAAAGAATTGTTCTGCAATGTGATTTGGAATGAACGCAAATTCGTCTAGAAAGATGATGTTAAAAGAGTTACCTCGAACAGCAGATGATGAGGTAGATGCTGCTACAATTTTACTACCATTCTCAAGTTCAAGTGAACCTTTATTCCAAGAACCAACACCTTGCTGCAACCACTTGGGTAAGTTTTCATAAGACAGTTGCAATCTACCCAAGAGTTCTCTAGCAGTCTCTGCTTTGTTTGCAAGAATTGCAATTCTTATGTTATCATTAAATAAAGCATAATGGAGAAGATATGAAACTACAGTAGTAGATTTTCCAGTCTGTCTAGGGAGTTTTGCAATATTAAATCGGTTATTATGAAAATTTAAAATTAATTCTTTTTGAAAATCATACATCTCAAATGGGACCAATCCCTCATCAAGAGATACAATTTTTACGTAATTCATTGCAAAATATACAGGATCCTCCTTACAAAGAAGATATTCCTTTACTTGGTCTGTAGTAAATTCAATTTGGACATTTTCTGCTTTAAGATTTGGATTGCCCTTATAATGTTTGTCAGTCATAGATTATTAAAATTTAAATTAGATATAGTCTCTTGATATTTTAAATGCAATTTGACATATGATTTGGCTATGTTTTTTAATTGGTCAATATTTTCACAGGAATCTATTTCTCTAGAAATTCTTTCATACTCAAAAATCTTACTTAAATTATCCAATTCAATTTTATCTGGGTTCATTTTTGTTCTCCTGCAAATATCAATGCTTTTGATTGGTCAATTTTTACGGGCTCAAATTTTGTAACTCTTGCTGTTGGATATAATTTTTTAATTTCAAATTCAACCTCGCTCTTTGTGGGTCTTTTTATTTGTGGGAAGAACATTTGGACAAATATGTTTTGTCCTCTCCATAATAAAGAGACCAGATAGATTGCTCCACGGGAATTTAAATTTGTTATCTCTTCCTGTATGTATGGATTTCCTGATGTTCCAATAGAATCGGCAGATACAATATCAATAAATTCATATTCTGATGGGGAAAAATCATCTCTCCAATTTGAGAATCCATATTTCTCCTTTATACTTCCTGTGTAAGGATTGATTATCTTATATTCTTTTTTTGATTTGACCAATTCTGCTGGTAAAGAAAACATATCCCAATGTTTTGGTCCAAATTTGCACTCATTTCGTAATTCTAATCTTTCACACTTTGGACAATATCTATCTGGTCTTTCTCTAATGGGGGTATCCCAATCATAGTTTAAAGATTCTGTTTTATTTCCCCAATTTTTAGCACCAACTTTACGGCACTTAACTAAAGCACCAGATGCATAAGCACTTGGCCAAACTCTATATCTAGACTTAACTTTATTATAACATGCATCTTTTTTCTCAACAATAGTTTCTTCTGTCGCAACATTAGTTGGTTTTGCTGCACCTGACTTTTCTGGTTGATTTGGATCTTTTCTATTTTTTCTTCTAAATGCTCTTTCTTCTTCATCATCAGATAGGTTTGCTGCCATTTTAGAACTTCCACACTTTGGTGTGGATTTCTGACCTGGTTGACGAGCACAAGGTTTACCAGCATAAGGACCACCTAACTGAACCCACCCTGGTTTACCATCTGATGATTTGCTCTTTGAGAACCAATCACGTAAAGAGTAATCTCCAGATTTTCTTTCTTCTTTTATTTTTTCTGCTTTTTTTAATCTTGAATAATAATCTGGCAATTCTTCTAGATGTTGCAAAGCAATCATTCTTGCCATTTGCTTACTTCCAGTATGCTCACTTTCAACTTTAATTCCCATCTCCAATTGGGAATTGATATTATCCAATGAAAGTTTATGTTTTTTCGCAATTTCCTCTGGGGACATATACTTTTTAATAGGTCCCTTTGGGTCAGTTGCTTCTAGAAAAAATTGTGAAAAAGTTTTCATTGGTTTTTTAAATATTTAGATAATGGATTATTATTTAAATCCTTTTTTAAGCATTTTCTGAAGTTCTGCTGTTGATCCAATAAACATAGTATTATTAGTAGTAATCGATTTTGGAGTTTTTGGATCATTTTCCTCTAGCTTTTTCATCTTTTGTTGTAGATCTATAAGCTTATCTGTAACATCCCCAACATTTTTAATTAATTGTCCAGCAACTTCATAAGCTCTGGGACTATCACTTTGTTGAGCTACATCCAATATATCACTAATTGCTTGCTGTCCTTTTTCAATTAATGAATATAAGTTTCCTCTCGTATATTCATAATCTTTTATTGGGTCTATATCATCTTTTTGAGTTGTAATTGATGAACTGTCTTTTTTAATTATTTCTCTACCAATATGAGTTGCCTCAATATCTAAAGATTCATCTATTTTTTCAAATTTGTTATTCATAACTGTACATCCATATTCTTGGTTGTAGACCAAATTTTTCCATCACCAAAATCAAAACGCTCTTCATTAAATCCAAAATCATCATCTATTTGAATTAGATTGTCATCAGTTTCATTTAGTACGTTGATATAAGAACCAGAAGTATGTTCTGATGCTACTGTATTATCTTGGGCTCTGTTAACTGTAATTTGATTAGAAGAAATATTTTTAATAAACATTTCTTCATCATTTATCATTATGTAACTGTTTGATGATAGAGATGATGTACTTGACACTTTTATTACAGTATCTTCTAAACCAATATCTTCCGTCACTAAAGAAGATTTATCATTATCATAATCTTGAATTGCTCTTGGTGTTACAGTATAACGAAGTTGTCTAGAAGAATTCTTTCTATTTGTATCAGTATAATAATCAACTTGTACCTTTTTAATAAGTCCATCAGTATTATCTGCGATTGGACCAAACATATAAGTTTTAGCGGTAAAATTCAAAGTGTATATTAAATTTCTTCTTTCACTATAATCTCCTTCATAGTTGTCATTCATTTGGATATTTTCAAGTATCATTGGAATATCTCTTTTTTCTCCAATGCTTGACACCAAATCAATTGTTAAATTAAACTGTGGTTGGAAAAATGGTAAAATTTGCTCTACAATTTGGAGCATATCATCATTATATTTTGTTATGATATTTAATTGAAGTCCCAAGTTGTAGGGAACCGGCATAAACACTTTTACTGGATTGCCACCATCAGTCCTAACAGCAGTAAAAGTTTGCATTGTAGAAACTTTTCTACTTGTGTCATACTGTATACTAGTTAATTCAAAAGACATTCTTGGCAAGATTATTGCTTGTCTTTTTCTTAAGTCTGGTTTTTGTTCAATTCTTGCTAAAAACTTTTGTATTGGGCCATATGCAATGGGAACTTTAATTATACTATTAGGATTATCTTCTTCGTCATTATGTTTAATATAAATGTTATTAAACAAAGTTCCGAATGAAATTATCGTCTTTCTTATTATTTCGTGGTAAAAATACGTTCCCAACATAATATTAAAAGTTTATTTACTATTTAGAACTCTCCAAATGGATTAGATTGGGAAAAATCAATTATTTCGTCTGCTTCTGCCTCTATTTGTATATTTTCTGCATAAAGATCATACAAATTATCTTTATTTACTGAAATTAATTTATAACTTGCACCAGATCCATTTGCTGTAGTG